AACAGCTTATATGGGCAATCAATGCGCTTGGTGTGGCAGATAAATGGAAAATCCGATATTCGCCACTGAGCCTGACATACATACCGTTTGGAAATAAGATAATCTTCCGTGGAGCGGATGACCCGCAAAAGATTAAGTCTGTAAAGCTGGCAAATGGCTACTTTAAGTATATCTGGTTTGAGGAGCGAGCAGAGTTTGATGGAGACTCAGAAGAACGTACCATACTTCAGTCATTGATGCGTGGCGGTCCAAAATACTATGTTTTCTATTCGTGGAATCCCCCAAAGTCTATGAATAACTGGGTGAACCAGGATATCCTTCAAAGCCGGGCGAATACGATTGTCCACCATAGTGATTACAGGACAGTGCCAGCAGAGTGGCTGGGAGAAGATTTTTTCATAGAAGCTGAAGGCCTGAAGGAGACCAAACCGAAAGCATATGAACATGAATATCTGGGGATTGCTACAGGAACCGGAGGCCAGGTATTTGAGAATGTGACAGTCAGGCCAATCACAGAGGAAGAAATGGCGCGGTTCGACCGGATTTATCAGGGGCTGGATTTTGGTTTCGGCGCTGACCCGGCAGCATATGAAAAAATGCATTATGACAGGACGCGAAAGCGCCTTTTTCTATTTGGTGAAGTGTACGGAACCCGGATGGGGAATACCAGACTGGCTAGCAAGATTAAAAAGTATAATCCGCTTAATAAGGTGGTAACAGCGGACAGCGAGGACCCCAGGGCAATTGATGCATTGAACGAACTGGGGTTACGGGTAGTAGGGGCAAGGAAGGGGCCTGGGTCTGTGGACTTCGGCATGGAGTTTCTGGCTGATGAGGTGCACGAAATTATCATTGACCAACAACGCTGCCCGAATGCAGCCAGGGAATTCACTGGTTATGAGCTGGAACAGGACAGGAATGGCAACTTTAAAGGCAGCTATCCAGACAAGGATAACCATACCATTGATGCGGTCCGGTACGCGCTGGAAAACGTAATGACAAGCAGGAAGGCGAAAGTTAGGAAGAAATCCCATTATGGATTATATTAAGGAGGTGGGGGCCATGTACACATACACGATGCCACGTGAAGGATGGGATGAGTGCAACCCGGACAAGCAGGCTATCCGCACATTGATTATGAAACACCGCGGAGAGGCGGCCAAGTTAAAAAAACTCATGAAATATTATGAAGGCCAGCACAAGATATTGACAGAGAGTAGGAAAAATAAACTGGTATGTAATCATGCCAAGGATATTAGTGATACAGCCAGCGCCTATTTTATCGGGAACCCAATCTCTTACAAGAGCGAAGCAGATATCAAGTCACTCTTGGATGCTTTTGAAATTGCTGGAGCTGACGAAGCAGATGGTGATAATGGCCTGGATTTGTCTGTGTATGGCCGCTGTTATGAGTATCTCTACCCGATGGAAGGTGAAACGGACCTGACAATCAAAAATCTGTCTCCCGAGAACACCTTCATGGTATATGACGATACAATAGAGCAGCGTGAGCTGTTTGCAATCTATTATTATGCCAGGAAAGACGACAGTAATAAAAAACCAACTGTCTATGTGGCTACTGTGCTGACAGAGCATTACAAGTGGGTATTGAACATCGAAAACATGGATGGCCCACAGGCACTTCTGGAAGAGCCGGTTCCTCATTTTTTAGAGGGGATACCGGTCATTGAGTACCTGAACAACAAGCTTGCAATCGGAGACTTTGAACTACAGATACCTCTGATAGATGCATACAACGCACTCATGAGCGACCGTATCACGGATAAGGAACAGTTCATAGATGCAATCCTTGCCCTGTATGGGGCCTTGCTTGGGGATGAGGATACGAAGGATATTGACGGTAAGACTGCAGCCCAGCGCCTTAAGGATGACAAGCTGCTGGAACTGCCAAAGGATGCCAAGGCGGAATACATTACCCGGACCTTTGACGAGTCAGGTGTGGAGATACTTAAAAAAGCGGTCGAACAGGACATACACAAGTTTTCACATATCCCATGTATGACAGATGAGGCCTTCGGCGGGAATGTTTCTGGGGTGGCTATGGAGTTCAAATTGTTGGGCATGGAAAACATTACCAAGATTAAGACCCGGTATTACAAAAAGGGGCTGCGAAAACGCCTCCGCCTGTTTGCCGGTTGGTTGAACAAGAGCCGGGCGATTAATGTAGATATTTCCGGGATAACGCCGACATTCAGCCGTGCGCTGCCAAAGAACCTCATGGAGATTAGTCAGATTGTGGCAAACCTCTGGGGAAAGGTTAGCAAAAAAACATTACTGTCACAGGTGCCTTTTATAGACGATGTGGACGCAGAGGTCAAAGCGGTAGAGAAGGAGGCGGCAGAAGCGGTCAAACAGCAGCAGGCTATGTTTGGGATTGGTAGTAACGAGCCGCCGCCGAATGACGAGGATGAGCAGATGGA